AGGTTATCTTAATGCTTCGGAAACCGTCGAAAATATAAACAGCCTTGAGGATGCCATAGCGGAAATTCTTGAGCAGGAATTGGAGTATTTCCTTGGAGAGATAGAAGGAGTTGACCTTGAAACTGCAATAAACAACATTATGCCGAATCTTTTAGAGGGAGACTTGACTGATGAGAAACTGGCTGAGGTTTTCAAAGACATATTTGAAAAAGCACTTCGTAGCTTGACAGACTCATACATCAAGCAAATAGATAAAGATTTAGCTTTTTCCATGTTCAGTGAAAGGACATCTGACTGGATAAAAAGCTGGAGCGAAGAGCTTGGCAGAATAATGAAGCTCGGATCACATGAAGAACTTGAGCGAATTCTCAATAAAGGCCTTGAAAATGGAGATAGTGTTCAGCAGGTGATGGAAAAACTCATGGACAGTTATGGGTTTAGCCGTAAACGGGCAAGAGCTACTGCTATTACAGAAATGCTGACAGCTCATTCTTACTCCCAAGAGGAAGCTATAAGGCAGAGTCCAGCAGTAGACCGGAAGGAGTGGAAACATACCGGAGAGCACAAAATAAAACCTAGGCCACATCATCAAGCTATGGATGGTACAATCGTTAAAAAGAATGAACCGTTTGTCATATATGCACCGACCGGGACCTATGAGGCCATGTTCCCACGAGATATTTCTCTGCCTGCTTCAGAGCGTGTTAATTGTCATTGTGTGCATCGAGCTATTGTCAACGACGATATTTTTGGTTTACCAATAGAAGAAAGAAGAAAGCTTCAGCAACAAGCAATAGAAGAAGATAATGCTTTGTGGGAAGCTGAACTTGATGCCAAAAACAGAGCTAAAGCAGGAATAGAATAAGGAGGTCTTACTATGTTAAAATTTTTATCCTCTGCCTTCAGGAGAAAGCCGTCATCAATTGTTAATAAGCATGGATATATAAACACACCTGCAGATGTAGAAAAAGCCATACATAGCCCGTCAGGCTTTGCTGTGGTTAATTCAGACGAAGCAAACTACGAAAGGGTAAAGAGGATTAATTATCGGGTTATTGTTCCTGATGGTGTGACTGATGCTCAGTTATTAAGGATGTTTAAAGAACTTGATACAGGAAAATATAACGAGGTTACGGTGTGGTGCTATAAATCTATGGATGAAATCATTCAGTTTAAGCCATACACTGTAGCAATGCTTGAGAGATTAGATAAAAAATCTGCAATTCGCATTACAAGGAGGTAAAATGGCGTGTTTAATAAAATGCGCTTTTTTTATTGCCAATTACCCCATGAAAGGAGGTGAGAACGTTGGGAAAAGTGGAGAAAGCCTATGAAATCACAGATGCAAAAATCTCTTTTGTATCCCTTGTTGATAAGGCAGCTAATAAGAAGCAGTTCCTTATTACCAAGGCGGAAAAAGGTGAGGTAAACTTTACTACTTTCGGCCGGATCCTGAAGGTGGATAATGAAAACCACTATATTACAGGAATAGTGTATGAGCCAATGGTTGAAGATTCCCATGGGAACTTTATGACCGAGGAAGAAATAACAAAGGCTGCATACTGGTTTGCAAAAAACGGTGATAAAGTTGATATTCAGCATAGTTTTGAGGAATTGTCTAATGCAACTGTTGTTGAAAATTGGGTTACTAAGTCTGATGAAAATATTGAAGGGCAAGAAATCAAGAAAGGTACCTGGTTATTAACAGTTGAAATTTCCGATCCAGAGATATGGGATAAGGTTCAAAAGGGTGAGATTACGGGGTTCTCTATGGGGGGTGTCGGTAAATACAGTGATGAGAATGTGGATTTGAACAGCATACAAAAGAAATCCGGTGAGAAAGGAGATGATGATGCAATGAATACTGACACTGAAAAGAAAGGCCTATTCAAGAAACTTGCTGAAGCCCTTGGCTTTGATGTGGTCGAAAAGGGAGCCATGAAAGATAAGTACAATGCAAGTATAAAGAGCACCCGCTTTTGGACAGCTTTTTATACTCTGGAAGATTTGCTTTATAAGTATAACTGGAATACTGACAGATGGGAATATGAGACTGATGAAGCTGCAATCAAAAGTGCTTTGGAAGAATTCTCAGAAATCATCATGGATGTATTGACAGAGCAAAGCGTTGTTAAAGCACTTCTTACCGACAAGCCTATCAGAAAGGCCGGCAAGAAGATGAGTGCTTCAAACAAAGCTAAGCTTAATGAGATTGTTCAATCATTAAGTGAATTCGCCTCTCAGTTTGATGAAGATGAAGGAGACGAACAAATAAATAAAAACTCTGAAGGAGAGAAGGAGGATGATATCGTGAAGGCTGAAGATATCAGAACAATGATTCAGGAAGAAATCAAAAAAGCTATGGAATCAGGTACCGAGAAGAAGATTGAAAAGTCTGCAGCATCAACAGCAAAAGATGAAACAAAGGATGAAGTGATAACCAAAGGGGATATTCAAGAGGTTATTGCTGCGGAAATCAAAAAGGCACTCGGTGATGAAGAGGAAGAAGCTGTTGCGAAAGAGGAAGAGAAACTGACCAAAGATGATATTACCGAGATAGTCAGAAAAGAACTTTCGGCAGTTTTGAAAGCCAAAGGCATTGCAACAAACCTGAATGGAGAACCCAGTCAGGTTAAAAAAAGTGAGTCCCACTATCTTACAGGAATTCTTTAATTTAAAGGAGGATGAGAAAACATGAAAACTAATAGCACTATTATTAAATCAGCATTAAGTACAGCCGATGTTACTGCTGGACTGCTTAATCCTGAACAGTCCAGAACATTTTTAAGGCAGACTTTTGAAGCTACGCCGCTTGGAAATCTTATAAGACATGAGATGAGGAGAGCAAATGCCGGTGAGATTGATAAAATCGGTATTGCTTCCCGTATCCTGAGAAAGAAAACCGAGAATACAGATGACGGATACAGAGCAAAACCTACATTCGGGAAGGTTGAATACTCTTGTACTCCTGTCAGACTTCCTTGGGAAATCACTGAGGAAACACTGAGAGAGAACATTGAAGGCCAGGGCCTGGAAGCAACCATAACCGACTTGATGACTAGACAACTTGGCGTTGACCTTGAAGACATTTATCTCAATGGTGACACTGCTACTCTTGAGACAGATCCTGATTATGACTTCCTGAAAATCAATGACGGTTGGATTAAACAGATTGAAGCAGGTGGCCATGTAGAAGATAGATCAGCTATCAATGGCGGCGCTATGAGTGTGGATGTTTATTACGACGCATTAAAGCAGATGCCTAATAAGTACAACAATGGCTCCTTGAGATGGCTGATGAGCCCGCGAAGGAAGCAGGAATGGGAAAGATACTTGATTGACAAGCTCATTACTGTTGGAGGAGGTATCACTGATAACCTCATCAGTAATCCTGCTGCTATTCCGGCTGTATCGGTTCCGGCACTACCTGACGACAAGATTATTCTTACCAATCCCAAAAACCTTGTTGTGGTTAACAGCTACAATGTGATTATTAGGAAGACTACAGAAGGTGTGGAAGCTATCATGCAGGATAAACGCTTCTATGTAATCCACCTCGATTTTGACCCTGTTATCGAGGAACTGGATGCAACCGTAATTGTTAAAGGCCTTGCGGCAATTTAAGGAGGTGTGAACAGTGCCAGTAAAAATTAAATTGATAAAAGGATTGTCTTATCGTGGAGGCAGGGACGGAACCCTGAAAGCTACAAAGGACAATCCTTTTTGTATTGTGAAAACTATGGAAGAGGCCCGGGTAGCTATTGCTACGGGCCATTTCCAATTTGTTGAGGAAATTAAGGATAAAGAACCTGAAAGAAACTTAAACAAGATGACTAAGGATGAGCTTGAAGATTATGCAGCTGAAATAGGTGTTGACATTTCAGAATGCAAAAATAACGACGAAAGAAGAGAAGCAATCAAAAAAGTACTTGAAGAAGCTGAAGGTGGAAAAGAAGCTGCTGGTGAGGAAGTAGGAGCAAAGATACCTTTTGATGAAGAATAGGAGGGATATTCATGGCAACAAGGCCTTGGGTAACTCCTGAAGAGGTAATAGAATACACCGATTTTGAAAAAGTAAAGACACGCTCAACAGCAAAGCTCCAGGCTGATATTGTCAGAGCGGAGAATTACATTATCCACCGAACAAATAATACCTTCCAGGACAATGAAAAGTATCCTGAAATACCAAGCGACATAAAGCTTGCTACCATGCTTATTGCTGAATTTTATGCAAATACTGCTACTCAGGATCCTCAAAAACGCTATCAGAGTGAGACATACAAAGATTACAGCTATACAATATCAGGAGGGGATATGAGTGTAGATGACATTGACATCAGCGCTCTTATCTCTCCTTATATTCTCAAACAGGCAGTGGGAAATTTGGATATGAAGCTGAGAAAGTTGTAGGTGATGGTATGGCCATAGAGGATTTTTTCCGACATAAGTGTGATATTTATCACGCATCATATGATGAAAAAGTACCTAAATACGGTTTGCCGGCTTCCGAAAAAGAACTTTCATATCCTGAAATTCCATCTATTGAAGATGTCCCTTGTTTTTTTGCATTTTCAAACACTAATGCTTCAATGGTGGAAGCTGAGCCAATGACTTTATTCCAAGGCCCCAATGAGCTTTCTCTTCCTGCTGGCACAGAAATACATCCCGGCGATAAAATAATTGATAAGCGCTTCAATATTGACTATACGGCAGGTTTCCCGGAGGATATAAGGGGTAAGTACCTTGTCGTTCCAATTTACCGTAGGACGGTTCAGGGGGCTTTATAATGTCCAATAAAATGTTTGAATTTGATACAAGGGATTTCGATAGATATTTTAAGCTGATAAGCAAGGCCGCTCATGGTGAATTTAAAAAACAGATCGCTTTATGGTTTGAAGCGAGCGGATTTGAATTTCTTCGTGTCGTTCAGGATGAAATAATCCGTAGAAAAGTAGTAAATACAAGACTGCTTTTAAACAGCTTTGAAAAGGGAGAGAAGCATAATGTCTGGAAGGTTTCTGATGGCGGATTAACTTTGGAAGTCGGAACAAATGTCAGCTATGCCGCATATGTGAACGATGGACACTGGACCAATAAGAAAGGCCAAAAATCCAGATTTGTTCCAGGAGTTTGGAGAGGTGACAATTTTGAATATGTCAGAGGGGCTAAAACCGGCATGGTATTGAAGCAAAAATGGGTGGAAGGTGCACACTATTGGGAAGCTGCTATACGGATTTTTGAAAGAATTTTCAAGACTTCCGTTGAAAAGAAGATGGCGGAATGGAGGGACAAATACTTCAAATGAGGTGGTGATGTAATTGCTTGAAGAAGAAGTAGCAAGCATAGCAAAAAAAATGTATGACATATCAGGAATACAGAATATGTTTTTTGATGAAGTTAAGGAAGGGTTTAAACGCCCTTCCTTTTATTTTCCTCCTGTAGAACAGACTGCAATAGGTGATACCCTAAATACTTTTGCTTATGACAATGCCATCTTTGTTAAGGTATTTGACAAAACCACAAAGGGGGCCATGGAGATAGCTGAACAGATAACATATTCTATTACTCGGGAGCGCAATCAAATCCCATTTGTTAATGAAGCTGGGGAACTTACTGGGAGCGTGTTCAGGTTAAAAGATATCAGCTATCAATCCATTGATGTAGGAGTTGCTCAGTTATATATCAGGTGGAAGAGTATCTATGCATTTACAAGAAGTGTCTACAGTAAAGCAGCTAATCTGGTGTTTAATGTTTTAATAAAGGATAAGGAGGGTTAAGCATGGCCAAAGCCAAAAACGAGGAACCGGTTGAAATGAAAGTTAAAACATTTCCTCTTACTGTATTGCGGAGAGAATGCAGGAAGTTATTTGATATTAGCAGTTCTACTTTTGATGGTGCTACCTGCAGTTTGGATCCAAATAAGGAATACAGCATTGAGGAAATAAAAAACACAATCAATAAATGGAAGGAAAGGAGAGTGTAGTAAATGCCTGGAGGGAATTTTGATAAACTGGTTGGCAAGACAAGACCAGGAACCTATGTAAATTATGAATCTACAAGAACGGATTTAATTACTCTTTCAGACCGTGGAATAGTAATTATGCCACTGTCTCTTACCTGGGGTCCGGTCCAGCAGTTCATAACCATAAACAATAGCGCACCTGATGAGCAGTTTGCAAAGCTTGGATACAGCATTTATGAAGACGACCCCAAAGGCAATATGTTGCTCATTAGGGAAGCCTTCAAGAAAGCTCAGAAAGTCATTGTATACAGGCTTACAGGTGGAGTAAAGGCTACTGCTACCGTTGGTTCTCTCACTGCAACAGCTGTTTATGAAGGTTCGAGAGGTAATTCACTCAAGCTGGTTATAGAAAGCAATCCTATAGCCGGTTATGATGTGTATATCTATCTTGGAACAACTAAGGTGTTTGAGCAAATAGGAGTATCTACTATAGGAGATTTGGAAGAAAACGAGTGGATTGTTTGGAGCGGAGAAGCAACTTCAGCGCTCACGGCAACAGCTGGAACCGCACTTGCAGGAGGAAATGATACAGACCAAACAAATGCGGATGTAACAAAATTCCTTGATGATTCTGAGATAATTGTCTGGAATACTATGTGTTTCCCGTTTGAAGATGCTACATTGCAAGCTGCATTGAAAACCAAAATTCAGTATTTTAGGGATGATGTGGGGAAGAAGGTTGCAGCTGTTGCACCGGGATTCCAGGCGAATTACGAAGGAATTATTGGGGTTGACAATGGCGTTATACTTGGCGATGGAACAGAAATTGATAAGGTGAAGGCATGCGCATGGGTAGCAGCTGCAGATGCAGCCGCAACAAATACGAAATCCAACACATACCTTGCATATGATGGTGCGGTTGATGTCTTGGGCAAGAAGACAAATGAAGAGGCAATTGATGCTATTAATAAGGGATTTTTATTCTTCTCTGCCATCAATGGTTCAGTTGTTGTGGAGTATGATATAAACTCCTTAACTGATTTTAACCCGCCAAAGAGCAAGGATTATCGTAAGAACAGGGTTCGCAGAGTGCTTGATACTTTTGACGAAAGTCTACAGCTTAATTTCCCACCAAACAAATTCGACAATAGTCCGGATGGTTGGGATTTGATGGAGAGTCTGGGTAAACAACTGTTGATTTCATTCAGGGATGCCGGAGCTATTAAAGATGTCGATCTTGATGCTGACTTCCTTGTTGACCGCTCATCATCTGTTGGAGATGAGACTTACTTTGATATAGGAATTGCCCCTGTTGACAGTGC